GGCTGTTTTTGGTCAATGGTATTGGAATAAGAGGCAAGTGATAGGGATGGATACAGAAGGACGAGTTATGTTGGATTCCAGCTCGTTAGACTGTGAGGGAGATGATGACGGCGACATTGAACCACTTGAGATAGTCATGGAGCAGATTGAAGAAACGATGACCATGCCAAAATTGGTGACGCTTTGGGAAACCGGGGCAGATATATTCACCATTGATGGAAGGACATTTGACAAGATGAAATGGGAAGGGGTGAAACAGTTTTTGGAGGATAATAGTGAGCTTGAAGAATCACTTATTACAGCTGGAGAACCTGTCCCACTTTTGAAGTCACGTTTCACGGTCGTTTACTTGAGAGAAGTTAGGGAAGACAATGTGCCAGTTAGGAGGGTTAGACGACGTTTTCATTCTAGATATGAAACTGATCTGTTGATGAGGCTGCGGGAAAAATTCGTATGGAGGTTAACACCTTACACGGATGCCAACGTAGCTTGTTTACATCATTATGCAGTTCAGCTAATGAAGGAAGACAACGTTAGGTTCCAGGATCGATTTAAGATCCAACAGACGATTGTAGATCGCTATTTTGTTCCATTACAATCCGACATTACTGCCAATGAGTACAGAAATTCGCGAGCTATGTTTGACCTGCGTGAGCGGGCACAGACTAAGTACGTTGATTTCAATTGGCAGCGTTTCATCGGTATAGGGGTTAGACCCCATATCGGTGGAACGGCCCCATCGACCCATTAGGGGTGCCCTGTTTTCGTGCACGCTCGTGAGTGTCCATTACCTATGGAAACTCATGAGAAGCTTCGTGTGCGAAAATCGGGTGCCCCTATTAAGGACCGGAAATTAATAGCCCTAGAGAGTCTCGGCTTCTCTATGGGCGCCGGTGCGTTTACGTCCTCATTGCATAACGCTTCGCTTGCGATAGTGAAGCGTGTCCTTACCAGGAAGGTGCCAACACTAACTGGTCTGAGATATGTGGATACCGAGAAATTGATTCCCGATCCGGGATTGTTTACTCAGAAAATGAAGCCCGTTTTTTACGAATTCAAGAAAGTTTTGTGTGCTGACAGCGCTCCCATTGCCTATGAAGATTTCATAGGAAAGTATGGTGGCCCTAAGAAGCGCAACTACTTAGCTGCCTTGGAGGAATTTGAACGGGTGGGTTTTAAACCCAGCCATGCCCATATACGGATGTTCATTAAGTATGAGAAAGACATAAGGGAATTAAAACCGGATCGGATACCCCGAGCAATTTCGCCAGCGGGGTTTGTATATTTGCTTCTAACTGGAGTTTATATTCGGGCCATTGAAGAGAAGATTTATGAAGCGATCAATACCCTTTTTGGGTACAGGGTCGTAGCAAAAGGTCTGAACTATGATGATTTGGCTAAGTTGACAAAGGAGAACTGGGACCATTTTATGGATCCAGTAGCCTTCGATCTTGATGTTGAAAAACTTGATGCTTCTATTTTTTCGGAAGCTCTGAGTTGGACACATCAGATTGTTGGACTGTGTTTCCCTGTTGACGAAGCCAGGAATGTAATCAAACTACTTAGGTACCAGTTGAAATCGATAGTCAAAGGAAGGGTGAGCAACGGATCTTTTAGGTACTCCATTGCAGGGACATTAACGTCGGGACAAATGAATACATCTCTTGTTGGGGTGTTATTGGTTACGTCCATCCTATTTAGGATTTGCAAGAAGAGGAAGGTACGTTTGACCAACATGGGTGATGACTGTAGATTGATTGTAGAGAGGAGCAAATCCAAAGGAATGGTTGGGGAGTTAAAGGAACAGTTTGGTTTATTCAATATGTTTATCACTTGTGAGAAAACTACTGATTTATACCGGACTGAATTCTGTCAAACCCAGATCATTAATATTGGTGGAGAGTGTAGAACAGTAAGAAAAGTCGAAGCGGCTTTGATCAAAGATTCCCATTGTATAGATGACATCAGGGCGGCACATAAATTGGCCGCCTGGATGTTGGCTGTAGGCATGGGTGGACTGGCCTCGCATGGGGGTTTACCAGTTTTCCACGCATTTTATGAATGTTTGATTAGAAACGCCAATGATTATCTGAAATCTGCTAACTTGACTGCGCGTCAGTTGAGGAGGGTAGCACAATTCACACTGAAGAAGAAATTCCTTGATTGGACCGTTGGAATTAACTATCAGGGCCGAACTTTGACTTCGGAGGCCAGGGTGGGATTCTTCAGAACCTTTGGTACCACACCAGTGGGTCAAGAGCTAATTGAGGGACATTATAATAAGTTACAAATTGACCTGTCGAGAACTTACGACAGGGATGTCCTTAAAAACAAGCTGAGTTTGTTGTTATAAAACAACGATTCCCTAGACCGAGATGTCGATAAACTAGTCCAATTGGGTTTAGTAACATAATGGCCCAAAACGTTTGTGGTTTCAAGAATACCACTGTAAAAATTTACGTGCTAACCAGAATGCCGAGAGACTGCACGGCGCCCCGAGAAATCGTTGTTACTAGATGAACAGTCCCGTTTCATGTTTGCGGGATCCAATACAAAACATGACCAAGTCAACTAAGAAGAAAGTACCCATTGTACCAAAGAAACCCGACCATCTCAAGGTTGTTAAAATTGAGAAAGAGGTGAAAGAATTAGGGAGGCTCGCTAAAGCATTGCGATTGGGAGGGGGCGCCATTGGTGGCGCCATTGGAACGCTCGCTGGTTCGAGTTCGGTCGGTGCAACACTTGGATCGGGGCTCGGTGCCTCGTTATCCAGATGGCTTGGATCTGGAGACTATGAGATTTCCAGGAACTCGTTGGTCTCTCGTTTCGAATCGACAGGGCAAATACCGGCGATGCATTCGAACAACCTCTCGATTACTCTCAGACATAAGGAATATATTTACGACATTATTGCTCCTGGGAACACTAATTTTGCTACTAATCAACCTCTTCCCCTTAACCCTGGGATTGCCCTTACCTTCCCTTGGTTGAGTTCTATTGCGTCCCAATTTCAGGAATACACCATAAAAGGAATGGTTTTTGAGTATCGTTCTACTTCAGGGGATAGTGTTGCTTCCACCAACACCGCCCTCGGTACAGTAATGATTGCCACCAATTACCGAGCAACCGCTCCCAATTTCGCCAATAAACAGATGATGTTGAATAGCTTTTTCAGCTCCGATGGTAAACCTAGTGAGGATTTTTGTCACCCGATTGAATGCAATCCGGCTGATAATCCTTACAAGGTCCAGTACATTCGTACCGGGACTATCCCAGTAGGAGAAGACTTGAAGACTTATGATCTTGGAGAAACAACTGTCGCAGTGGTTGGTATTCCAACCACTGTGGTTGGAGCAGTTCTGGGCGAACTGTGGGCTTCATATGAAGTGGAACTCAGAAAACCAATAGCCTTTAATGATTTGGGTTACAGTGTATCAAGTGCTCATTTCTTCAATAATGGTGCGACAACAGCGCATATTTTCGGGACAACGTTTACCCCACGATACGATAACATTGGCATGTCATTTTTGGCCAATGGAACACAATTCGCATTTCCGTTGGGTACCGAAGGAACTTTCCTTGTTTATAACGGGTGGACTTCGGCTACGGCAGCAAGTGCGGCGACTTTGGCAGTCACAAATTGCACAGTTCCGTTTGTATGGAATGGGGGGGCGAATCCTTTCGCCTTTAGTGTTGGAGCTGCGGGTAGTTTGGGTGCTTCTATAATTTATATTGTCACCATTACAAACCCAATACTTCAAGCAACTATTACCCCAACCATCAATTTGACGGGAGCAACTCCTTGTGAGTTCTTAGTCACTGAGATTAACCCATTGATGACCTGATTAGTTTGACTTATGGCTACTACCGTCAGGGACCTGGCGGAAAGGATTTACCAACCCTTGCCTTAGTAGGTTTTAAAGGTCCCGTGTGGCGTTATCAACCGTAATAGAGTTGCGACACGAAAACACAAAAATATTCCGCTCTCATCTTCATTTTTCTCCTTCAGTTGTAATCACAACGTCGGTTTGGTACCCGAGAAGAGTCAGGGAAGAATGAACTCAACCGGTTGTAGTATCGGGAAGGGCGACACTCCCCTCTAGCTTGGGGGAGGGTGTTACTCCGGGTGCGTGGGTTTGAACAGCCACGAATCACACCCAGTAGGTTCTTTTGATCGTCTAAGACGATTCGTTGATCGCGATAAGATTGAGCTAGAGGACGGTCTCGCTCGAGTAATCAAAGTATGGCTACCGTTGGTATGAATTTGGAG